TGCCAACTTTCTTACGCCAGTCGATAAACTTCTGGCGTCCATAGAAACTGGTAATAGAGGTGATTGAAGGATACAACTTACCAGAAGGGACCCGATAAAAACGAGTCCCTTCGATATTCTGTGCTTCTAAATCAACTTCATCTTTCAAATAATCAAGATGTTCAAACATTACATACCCATTGCTAGTTTAGTGACAATGTAGTTTTTAACAAGACCAGAACGTACAATGTCCTCGGTTCCGAATTCTACAGTTGAAAAATCGTATTCCATTGCACGAATAATTTTCATGAAATCAAGGATACCATTTTTTTCATTGGATCGAGTAAGGTCGGTCTGGGTAGCATCACCACAGAATACAATCTTACTATCTTCACCAATCCTTGTAATTATACTATCTAATTCATGGAAGTTCAAGTTTTGCATTTCATCAACAACAACTACTGCTCTGTCTAGAGTAGTACCACGGATGAAACTTGTGGACCAGAATGAAATAGTTTCTTGTGCTTTGAGGTTACCATAGAGCATCTCAAAGTCTGAGTCTGAAGCAAGTTCAAACATATACTTCACCATATTCTTATATGGAATTTGGTAAAGTGCGGCTTTATCTTCGTGGTCTCCAGGAAGGAAACCAATCTCTCGCGTGGATACCAGAGATCTTACAATGTAAACTTTGTCATATGGAGTCTCAGAATCAAGAACATCTCTTAGTGCGTGATACAGGGCAATAAAAGTCTTACCAGTACCTGCGGCACCGTAAGCGAACATGTTCTTACCACTCTTATACTCATCAAAGAATTTTTTCTGATTGTCTGTTAGAGGATTGATATCAACCATCAAATCGGTATTGATGGGTTTCTTACGTCTCATTTGTTTGGCACTCATGCCAACACCAATGTTTCCGCCGTTGGACTTCTTTGATCTGGGCATATGTTGTTGGTTAGAAGGGTTTTACACGGGATCCAGGAGCTTTTGATGCCTTTTTAAGGACATCATTCCACCCTGGGTTTTTGGAGATAAGTTTATTCTGCCAGTCCCCAACTTCTTGGGCACTAGCACAACCTTTCGACCAGTCTTTATCCCAGTCGGGGTTGTCTTTTCTCCATTGATCGTAGTCCGCCATGGACATGTTCAATTCTTGTGTTTCACCAGTTTTCAAATTCTTTACAGGATATATGGGCATGATAAATCTCGAACTACAAAATTATTTAGTGTTGATTTTTTGACAGACATAGTTCTGTTCATCAAGTTGTGTAATGTTCCAGTCTACTACTGGTTCCACATAATAACTGTCGCCTTTGTATCGTTTAAATTTCTTAGTGTTTTGTATTGTGTGGTGAGAAAGAATTGCATAATCAATGTTGTCTTCGACATCATACCCTTTCTTTTGCATAAGAGATCTGACTTTCTTTTCGATCTCTTTATTTTCATTATATGCCTCAAAGTTTTCAATTCTTTTTTTATTGTCATGAGGCATTGCAAAGATAGTATTCTTTGCGGCTTCGATTCTACGATGTTCTAATCCTAGAAGCAATAATCTATTAACAATCTCATCATCCTCCCAAGCAACAAACTTACCCATGTTCTCATTATATCCACCAATCTTGTGGTAGTTTTCTTTAGTAAGAAACAATGTACCCCAGATAGGTCGCAAACATTTATGCCCTGGTGAATATAATCCAGAGTAAAAACTAAAACCATCGGGTTTAAATTCATCAAAAAAATTGAAGTATGGATTGAGAACAGTGTCAGAATCCAACTTCAATAAGTAATCTCCCGATGCAATACTAGCAGCAAGATTTAGAGGTTGTGGTTGATTAAAATATTTCTCTCCAGGTACATACACTCGTTTGATCTTAGGGCTGATCTTTGTAAGATGTTCTGAAGATTTATCTGATGACCAATCTACGAATATAATCTCATCGATTTCATCACATTGCGCCCATGAAGAAATAGAGATGGATAGTGGATCCACCCTGTTCATACAGGCAGATATCACAGATACATTCATCTCTTTTTCTTAGTTGCGATAAAGTAATTTGGTTCTACTTCTTTGGTCTTCCAATCATAGAGTCGATTGTCTTCTGTTTTGAAATCAATGCCACCATAATCATAACGAGACTTGGTGATATATTCTTTGAGACCGAACACTTCCATGTTCTTTTCTTTATGTTGTTCAGTCAGATACTTGAACTTGGTCTTCTTCAATTCCTTACTATTAAGGATACCCATGATACCAGGAGCAATGACTTCATCAATGCGATCTTTGTACCATTGACCTGTCTTTTGTTCAAAGACATCCAAGAATTCACGATCTTTCTTATATCCTTCAAAGTTAGTAATTCTAACTTCATCATTATGTGGGATGTGAATAGCACTCAGAACACGCATGTCGATAGGGCAACACGTATAACCTGCGGCCTGGAGTCTGATAGAGATTTCATCATCTTCCACCGCATAATACTTACCCATCTTCTCATTGTAGCCACCGACCTCTTCAAAGTGTTCTCGGCGGACGTACAACAGTCCCCACATAGGATGTAGACATTCATCACCAACCTTGTCATTGACACCACTTACAAACGATTCCTCGTCGAAGATACCGTTCACATGGAAGAAGTTATAGTATGGATTGAGAATATGATCAGCATCAAACTTCAGGATAAACTCTCCTGTAGCCATAGATGCAGCAAGATTCAAGGGTTGAGGTTGATTGAAGAACGCTTCATCATTAACCCGAATTACCTTGATTCGATCATCTAGTTTTGTCAAGTGACTGATCTCCTCCTTAGAAGACCAGTCAACAATGATTATTTCTTTAATTTGGTCAAACAATAACCAAGATGAGAGGGATATTGTCAAAGGTTTGACTCTATCCCTACATGCACAAATAACAGAAACTGACATGATTTAATAACTTCCCTCCTGTAAACAGTAATTTATGTTCTTGATCTGTTTATCATCTACCCTTACAACTTCCACTTCTCCGTTGGGTTTTGTGAATTCAACCAACCATTTACCATCCTTAAATTCTAGTAATTGGCAGGCTGCATCGTAATCGGAAACGTGATAGTAAGCCATGGAACCTCCTAGACTATCTTATATATCACCACTCCAAAGCGGTTGCAATCTCAGGGAATTGTTCCGTAAAGATTTCACGACATCCCTCTGCGATTTGCATATGTTCCTTCTGAGTACCGTGTGCAGAACGCAGATTGATATAATGGATCCATGACCTTACAGAGCCAGTCATGTAAATTCTTGTTGGCGTGGCGAGTGGCAAAATATTTCGAGCACACTCCTTAGCAACGCCCCTGTTCAACATCTGTTCATACAGTGCAATCGCAGAATCGAATAGAGTCTGAGTCTGCATCTGCAGGTTTTGAACATCGAACGGATCCAGGTCATCAATAGAATTCTGACGGTTCTTGGTGTCTTGACGACGGAACTCGGGCATCTGGATTGGATCAAGAGATGTAGACGCAGCATAACGCTGGGAAAACTCTTGATATGTAAATGAGCGATGGCGCAAAATCTGAGCCGCGATAGCTCTGGTAGTATTGATCTCCAGAGTCATGTAAGCCTGTTCAAAGATCGACCAGTGTTCGTGTTTGATGCAGTACTTGAGAAGTCCTGCGGAAGTCTCAAAGTTTAGTTGATTATTTGGATTGCTCACACGAGCGACATACGAAATAACTTCCTGCGCCGTTTTCTCAAGAAGTTCACCTGCACCTTGAGTTAGGGCGATAAGTTTGATTTGGTTTGTCATAGAATCTTTAGTCTGGGTATCCGTCGTCATCGTTGTCACTAGTTGTATAGGTGTTTGTCTTTGATTCTACCACATAAGAGTCAGGATCGGAATAGACTTCAGACTCTAAGAGGTCAATCAGTGACTTAAGATTTCGGACGATTAATTTAAGTTTTTCTCTTTGCATAAAAAAACCTTGTTCTTATTTATTTTAACACAAAAAAAGGAGGTTGTCACCAACCTCCTGAGGACGATCTCTTGGACAAAACTCATGGATCAAGGATTTTCCTGCATACTTTTTTACACTCCTGTTGATTTAATGAATCACATTCGATTAGACACTCGTAGTAGTCACTGATTCGTTGCTCTTCCTCCTTCAAGTCATCGATAGTACGTTCTAAATGTCGCCATTCATCAAATTGAGCGCGGGATAATATATTGTGCATTTCCACCTCCAATTTGTTTTTTATACCATAGCGAAAAGAATAAATTTCAGTTCATCTTTTCATCCTTAATTCTATCCTTATATAGTGAAAATGTCACGATTTACACACAAATTCACTAAGTTTGTTGTCTTTGATACAAAAATACAAAAAAAGAGAGGGTTCTTTACCCTCTCTTGAATACTTTCCAGAATGGAACGCCTCGCGACTTTAAATTAACCCACTTGGCGTAATGTACACCACGATAAGTCAAAAACGCGAAGGTTTTATCTGGATCGTGTTTATTTGAATCATACTCTGGAAGGTCGTATTCTAATCTGACCTTGAGCATGTTTCCTCCTACTTATGTAATAGAAGGATTTCTCCGTAAAGTAATGACATGCCAGCTATACAACCTAAGGAAATAAATCCTGCAATTTGTAATGCTTCCATGGCGATCACTTAACGTAAGTTTTACCGCGATAGCAGAAGGTGCCGTGAGACTCCTTAGACTCTACACAACGTGTGTCATACTCAACACCACGATAAGAGGTGTGAGTGATCTGTGCATCGTGCAAAGCAGCTGCTTTCTCGATCTGCTTTTTGATGAGGTTTAGTGTGTTCATTGTCGTTTCCTAAAGTAATTGGATTTTAAGGCCCGTTCCTTTAGTCGTTTGCGTCCCAGTAGAAATCACACTCTGGTACAGATTCCTTTATGGTCTCGACCAGTTCGATCTGAATTCTAGGTTCAAGGTGTTTTTGTGCCTTGATTCTGAGCATTAATGCATCAGCATCAGTGCAGGTCATACTAGAATAAAAAAATAGT